GAATCAAACGGATTTTCGCTCGCAAGGGGTCTAGATCAAAATTGTGGAGGCAGATAGATCTTTCGAGCCTTCTTTTTCGGTTGCTCGGCTCGGGCTTCGACACTGGTTGCGGGGTTAGCGGGAAATGTCACGACCGACACCTCAAGCAACTTGGCGAGTTGCACCACTCGCGTGCCTTTGGTTTCGCCCTTGGCAGGTGGCTCGTAGGTTTCCTTCAGGCAGATAAACCCAAATGAGCACTGCGTCACAATGCCTGCACGCACCAGCGCGTGCGCTTCCTCGCTTGTGTCGGTGTCGGGAAGGTCGCACTCGAAGCACAGACCCGAGCGATCGGAGTAGACCTTCAGGTTGCCTGCGCTCACGCGACCCATCGGCTTTGCAGTGTCGTGGTTCCAAAGCAAGGCGATCTTGTCGCCGTCGGCTTTGATCGATGCGTCAAAGCATGTCGGCTCTAGTCGCTCGTAGCAGTTGCCCATGTCGTATCGCTCCCAATTCGCGGCGATGCCGTTGAGTCGCAGCGGCTCACCGGGCTGCGGTTCGGTTTGCTCGATGCGTACTGCGCCAGCCTTGCGTGTTTCGATGTTGCTCATAGTTGCTCCTTGTTTGTTTGAATGAGTTCTTGAATCAGGCGCGTGGCGAGTGCCGCCGCCGTCTCTGTGTGTCCTGTGTTGTGCCAGTCTGCGTTGCGTGCCTCGGTCTTGATCGACTCGGCGAATGCGTTGGCGATGGCAATGCCGTCGCTTGCGCGGTCGCTGTGACCTTGCAGAACGAGTAGCCCGCGCATTATGGGGGCGATCTCAGACGCTATGCGTGAGACATCGGGTATCCAAGCCTGCAATCGTTCAGCAGATCGACAGCCTCGGCGGTACTTTGCTTCCGACTCACAGCATCGCGTCATCGCCGCTAGCGCAGTTGGATAGAAAAGATCAACTGCATACTCAAGTGTTTCTTCAGAACTTCTAGGTCTACGCTTTGGAACTTTTATAGTGTTCAAATCTTTGTATGTTGAATTGTCATACATAATTTGCGTCCAATCGTGACTTGGAATTTCTGCGCTTTTGCCTTTTGAATCTGTTACTTTTACAAAAGTTTTGCCCGCCATTTGATTCGCAAGCGATGTAGGAATTTTTTCAACTTTGTAACCCATTTGATCTGCATTGAAATCTGCATCTCCAATGTTTAACGACTTCGGATTCTTTGGCAAAAATCCATCGTGCGGCTTTGGTGGCTCAAGACCCGGTGCTGGAGGCTTGCCTCCATTTGGCCCTGCGGGGAATCCTTTGGGACTTAATGCTTTTGAGGACTTGTCTCCCTTTGCGGCAGGCTTGTCGCCCTTTGGTTTATCTGATCCACCTTCGCCACCTTCGCCGCCACCTTTTGCGCAGTCGTTACCCGCTTGAAATCCACCCGCGCCTGTTCCGCATTCGCGGGTCGACTTCAACTCGGTCGGGTCGATGTCGACAGACGCTGGCACAACATCCGACTGCGGCGACTCAATCTGTGTTTCGGTTTCAGTGGGGACATTCGGCGAAACAGGTGCAGCCGCAGTCGGAGTGCTTGTGTTCAGAGGCAAGCGAATCGACTCGCCGCCTTCGACGGCAGGCAATCCTTCACGCGCTCTGATTTCGTTTGGTGTCAAGATGCCGTTGGTGACAGCGACCGCATACGCGCTGAAGCGGGTTGACATGTCGCCTCGCAACAGATCATCGAATGAGATGCGGGTCGTGACATCGTCGCCACGCTTGATCAACTTGCGATTAACTTCCTGCTCCAGTCGAGCAGCCCAACCCGCCAGCGTGCTCTGCACAAACACAGCATTGGCTTGCTCGGCTGACGAGTAGGACACGCCGTCGTTGTCGCCGACGCGATGCGAAGGCACATTGAACGCGGCGGCGATTTGTTGACGGCAGAACTTCTTCATGCTGTCGAGGTCGCTGTCTTTGGCGTTGGTGCTAATCGCGTCGTACTTAAGACCTTCCTCAAGAATCGCAACCTTACCCGCGCCTTGTGCGCCTGAGTGCACGCGGGCAAATGCCTCGCGCAATCTGTTCGCACCTTCCGCGCTGAGTCTGCCCGGCATCGAGAGCACGCCAGCGGGTCGACAGTTGTTGGCGAAGAATCGAGATGTGAACTCCTGCAACTCCAATTCCATGCCGATGAGATCACGCATGCGATGGATCGGTGCTTCGCCAAGTATGCCGTCTGCGCCCGGGCCGACTACATGCAATATGTCGTAAGGGCGGAAAGTGCGATTTATGATGTCTGCTGATGCGTTCTCTCCCGTGACCTTGCCGCTCCAGTATTTATAAAATGGTTGATTCTGCGGGTCTCGCATTAAATAACAGAGATCCGGCCGGAGCCGTTCTAATCCAATTGGCAAACCTGACGCAGAGCGTGAAATGTAGGCAAACGAATTGCCATAAAGCAAGCAATCGGAAATCTGCGCCTCACGAAACACAAACGATGTCATGTCCTCGTTGGCTTCGCCGTTGAGCAGCTGGTACACAGGATGCGTCACATCATTGCTCGCGCCGTCCGCGCTGTTGCGCAGAACTTGCCACGGCATGCGAGCCAGCGTCTGCGAGATCAATCGCACGCAGGCGTAGACGGTCGGAGCCTCCATTGCGTTGTCGGGTGAAATGGTTTTACCAGTCCACGCCCACGAACTCACATACGACTGGATGCCGCCGCCGATTGGCTGACCGATTGGCGTTGTGTCCTCAAACATAGATCGAGGCGGTGCTTTGCCGAGTGCGCGTGTGATGAGATCGATCAAACCCATTGGAGTGGTTCCTTGTCGTAGATTGAGGTTTTGGTGTCTGCGTCTTTGTGCACCATGCACGCCAACGCCGTGACGAGAGCGGCGATGCAATCGATGCGCTCCGTCGAACTGCTTTTCGATAATTTAATGTTGCCCGCTGGATCCGTATCGATTACTGCATTGGCCATACAAAAGTCGGCTACGGGATGTGATCCGTGTTTTAATTTTTTGCCGAGGACAAGTGCCTCAAGTGCTTTGCATGGCTCGCTCAATGTTCTGTAGCCCTGTCTGCATTCGAGCATGGGCAGACCCTCCTGCTGTAGACCGACTGCGAACTGCGTCGCATTCCAAGGGTCGTAGCCGACTGCCTTCACAGAGCGGGCAATCTTTGCAATGTCACGAATCTTCTGCGCCACATATTCATAATCAACGACATCGCCCGGTGTGGCGATCAGTGAGCCTTGCGAAGCCCAAGTGTCATAGGGAACTCGATCAACCCGCGCTCGTCTGCGGATGCCGTTCTCGGGACAGAATGCGTATGAGAGAAATGCGACATTCTCATCTTCGTCGACATTAATGATTGCAATGGAAGTCAAGTCCGTTGTGGTGGACAAGTCGCATCCAATTATTATGTCCTTGCCAAAAAAATATTGTTCATCAATCTCAGGCGCGGCGCACGCGGCCCACGACTCGAGCGAGATCCATCGCTTCTTTGTTTCTGTCCACTGGCACAAGTACAACTGTCGGAATGCGATTTCGTAACCGGGCAACTCTTGCGCCTTATCGCATTCGCTCTTGAGGAATGATTCATCGACGCTCACGCCGAGATTTGGGTTCGCTGCTTTCCACACCGCTGGCGATTTCCAGTCCGCATCTTTGTCAGCACCAAACAGCACTGGCAAGTGCGAGCGATCGACAACAGTGCCCGATCGGACTTTCTCGGCAAATTCTCTTTGCTGATAGCACAGCGAATGCTTGTCGTGGCCCGCAGTCGTGATCGCAATCGAGAGCGGCTCTTGTCGTGCGCCAACTCCAGTCTGCATTGCATCCCACAGATCCCGATTAGGAGCAGTGTGCAACTCGTCGTAGATGATGCACGATGGACTTTTGCCGTGCTTCGTGCCAGCGTCCGCGCTCAAGATTTCGATCTTGCCATTGTTCTTTGCGCATGTGATCGTGTTGCGATAGATCTCGAGCACGCTCGACAACGCAGGACACGCACGAATCATCGCCTTGCATGCGTCGCCGACGATCGCAGCCTGGTCTCGACTCGACGCGCAGCAATAAACTTCGGGACTGTTCTCGCCGCTGGCGAGCAGCGACCACAGCGCAAGGCCCGCAATCAATGTGCTCTTTCCGTTCTTGCGGGCAACCTCGATGTATGCCGAGCGATATCGGCGCGTGCCGTCGGCGCGTTGCCAGCCAATCAAGTTGCCGACGATCGCTTTCTGCCACGGCTGTAACTCGAAGGGCTGACCAGCCCACTTGCCTTTGCTGTGTTGCAACGCCTGAGAAAAGAATGCGAAAGCCGCGTCGGCTTTTGATTGCACGAAGTGATCGCCTTCGCCTGCTGTCGCCACTGCGTCATAGCCAGGCAATTCGTATCGCTTAGGATCCGAACTTGAACAGGTTTTTAATCGTGTCCGCTTTGCTATCGCCAGTGTCTTTCTGACCTTGTAAAGTTGCACGGCTTGCTGGTGTCATTCCAAAGTGAATCATAATTTTGAAAGCATCGTGGCGCGACTCCCGACGCGCAACTGCCCACGGATTAGCCTTGCCAGTGTCCAACACATCACCGCCTGATGCCGCAGCCATTGCCGCAGCATGCTCCCCAAGAGCAAGCGTCGATGCCAAAAGTGAAAGTGCCGCATAGTCCTGCGTAGTGAGAACGCGCAACTCGTTTAACTGTGACAAAAGTTGCGCAAAGATTTTCCTAGTTGCTTCATCGCAATCCGCTGAGGCCATTGGCATCGGGTTGCCAGTAGTTCCAACAAGTTCATTTTGGGAGCGCGCTGCTGCTAAGCGCGAACCTCTAAGTTTTAAAATAGCGGTTGGTGTCGGCAATCTGCAGCGGCGCGTTCCCATGTAGGAAATATCCCAAATTTTTTTTCGCTCGCAATAGACACCCGCAAGAATTGTGTGTAATGTTGTCAGTATGCAAGTATTTTGCATCCCAAATGTCAAATTCTTATCCTGACACGCGTGTAAACATGGACAATCGCGTCT